TGATACTACGCTCACGCATACAGATGGTTCTGGCCTGACTCTAAACTCCACCAACAAGTTGATGTTCAACGATGCGAGTCAGTTCATTCAAGGCTCTTCTGCCACGGTTTTATCGTTGGGTGCAACGGATGAAATAGATCTGACTGCTACTGCGATTGATGTGAATGGCACGATGGACGTAAGTGGTGCAATCACTTCTTCGGCTGGAGCGACTATAACTGTTACTGATAACTCAAATGCGTTGAGTTTAGTTAGTACGGACGCTGACGCGAGTGCTGGCCCAAACTTACTGCTCTATAGAAATTCAAGCTCACCAGCAGATTCAGATGAATTAGGGAATATCTTTTTCCAAGGCAGAAATGACAATTCTCAAGATGTTATATATGCAACCATTGAAACCTTTGCATTAGATGTAAGTGATGGCACTGAAGATGCTGTGCTTAACTTCAACGTGATGAAAGCAGGATCATCTGTTTCATTCTTCAAAGGAAATAACACGGAAGTTGTAGTCAACGATGATTCAAATGATCTCGACTTCAGAGTGGAGTCAAACGGACAGGCAAATATGTTCTTCATTGACGGCGCAGACGATGCTGTTGTCATAGGAAATAACGCCTCAAGAAAAACTTTATTCAACACAACTGCAACAGCAGCATTCCAAATAGAGGGAACATCAGGTAATACGGCAGCTATGTCCATAGTTCGTAACAGCAATGATGACAATGGCCCTCAACTTGTTCTTGGTAAGTCTAATGGAACGTCAGCAGGAGCAGTCACAGTCGTTACAGATGATGCACTGTTAGGAAGGATTAGCTTTCAAGGTGCTGATGGGACGCAAACTGTTGAGGCTGCAAGGATAGAAGGTTTTGTAGACGGTACTCCCGGTGCAGACGATATGCCGGGAAGAATAACTTTTTCTACTACTGCTGATAGTTTTACTAATCCAACAGAAAAGATGCGTATTGAGTCACATGGAACACTCTCTTTATTTGGAGAAGGCGGCAACTATGGTTTTTCAATGCCTTATGATCAAAATATGGGATACACCAATAATTTAAACGCTGGTGGATTTTCTATACTCCACAGGAATGATAGAGACTGCTATCTTGTTGGTAATGCTTACTATTATAGAACTGGTGGCACTGCTAGTTGGAAGGCTAAATTTGGAACATATAAAAGCAATGTTATTTCAATGGTTGATGGTCGTATCAACTTTCAAGCTTCTGATACAGCCGTATCTGCTAATAGTGACTTGGTAAATTTAGCAACCAGAGCATCTATAGATAGCGATGGATTAAAGTTTGGCACTGATACAGCAGCAGCAAATGCCCTTGACGATTATGAAGAAGGTACTCTTACTTTAACCAGTTTAGCTGGTCATACAAATGTAACTGGTACTCCTAGTCAAACATATGCAGTCTATACAAAGATAGGAAGCCTTATACACATTCAAGGTGGTATTG